GCATGAAAGACCCAATGCTTCAGTGGCATTACAAATATATACAGCATTTTTAAAAAATATAAATCCCGCAAACATATTAACCAGAGGCAGAACAGCTAGTCACACAAGTAGAAGAAATAGATCTAGATCGAATAGTATTAAAAGAACCATATCCATGTTAAAATCTACTAGAAGAAAAGCTAGCGCTAGAGCTAGAGCTAGACTAAATAAAACTAACAGAAATAGAACTAAACGGGGGAGAACAAGACAATAAATTAAGCCTTATCAATTAGTACAGCCTTCGCAATTTTTTTCATAATTTTGTTTTCGCTATCTACAAATTCTTCTTTCCCGCCCATGGCTTGCCCCATTAATTGGATATAAGTATCATTCAGCGGATGCGATGTATTCATGCATGCGGGGTATTTTTTGCTCCATGGAATCAGCATATCGCTATTTTTCTTTGTCACATATTTAATTGCTTTGCGTAATTTGTCATAAGTGCTATTCTCCTTCTCCCAAATATTATCATCCTTCACAAACATAATCTCGCGCTTAGCGTCACTACAATGAATCGGGCGTTTGTAAATATCCAATTCATTCAGTTTCTTAATTATGATGCCGCTAATCCCTTCGACATAACCGAGCTTGCCAACTGCTTCTAAATCCGCAAATTCCAGCGTCATTGAATTGACAAAATCCATAATATTCATAGCATCCTTGCATTGTTCATTCAAAAAAACATGCATATTGAATGTCTTGTTATTATTGTTATTAATTATTGTATTACTATTTTTACAAACATCTATCATTTGTTTTTGTAAATCACTATTGCTTTTAACCAGCTCCAATATAATATTTTTAAAATCAATATTTTCATTTATTAGTAAATCTATTTTTTCATTATTTTTATTAGAAATTTTTTCAAGTAATGTTAATTCACCTTGTTTAATAGTTTCATCTATATTACATATTTTTTTATGTCGCCATAAACCCACTCTTGATTTATATAATTTATTGCAATTTATACATTTTAATTCTGTATTTACGAATCCATTGTTACAATTGTTACCATTTTTGTTACGGATGTGTTTGTTAGAGTTAAAATGTTTATCCATATCATTTTTTTTACAACATTTATAATCACATACATCACATATAAATTGTTTAGGCGAATTTTGCGATTTTTTTGTTGCCATTTGTTATAATATAATGTAACATAAAAATTCGCCTAAATAGTTTTAGAAAATATATAAAAATTTATGCTCACAACATTTTTCATGAAAAAATGGAAATGAGAGCATAATGGTCACAACCCGAAAATCCATGGTTTTTCACAGACCGATGCGGCCCTTTTGCAAAATGGACATTTATAAATGTCCAAAATCGATTTGTGAAGATCAAACCTAGAAAAATCCATGGATTCTTGGATTCTTGGATTCTTGGAATATTATGAAAAATAATTATAATTTATTAATTATAACTATTAATATTTAGTATTATAGTTGGTTTATTATCAAATACTTAATTTGTCATTGTTATGTTTTGCCTTGTTTATTATTTTCTAGCGTAAATAGAAATGTCGAATGAACCAGAAGAACAAGATAAATGGTCATTTTATATTATTCAAAATAAAGGGTGTACCTATGCTGGCGTATCACCAGACCCCGTTAAACGCCTTCGAAAACATAACGGCGAAATAAGCGGCGGCGCCAAATATACTAAGAGTGTAGGCCCTGGCTGGACTCATGTATGTTTAGTACATGGATTTCAAACAAAAAATCAATCCCTCCAATTTGAATGGGCGGTTAAACATGTACCACCGCGCAACAGCGGCGGCCTTATCTCTCGTCTAAAAAAATTATATACGATTTTAAATAAAGCACAATGGACTAGCAAATCGCCAAACGCATCATTGGTGCCACTTCAATTAGAATGGAAAATAATAAAACCATCCTCATTACAAAGTGAGGTTTTGCCCGTCTATATTACCCAAACGGAAAATCCTAATTAATTTTTGATTCAACAATAATTGAGAAAGACCAATCACTATCATATAAATTCACTAAATTACCTTTATCATCAGACAAAGAAACACTGAACCGTTCTAAATTGGTCGGCGCAATATAGTTTCGTTTATGAATTGTCAAGTCTTCGCCAAATCGAATATAAGGATCTGGTCGTATATTTTTTATATCATGTAACGGTATAATTGCAAAAGCAGACCCGATTGCTCGATTGTTTAATCTATTATTTGTATCATCGTTCACCGAACTTTCACTGGATTCAGTAACCGCATTTATGGCATATTGTTGGGCTTGGGTTAATGACCCCTCTCGTAATTTACAAGCAACATTTATGGTTTTATAATAATCTGGAACACTTATAGTTCCATATGTTTTTGAATTTGTGATACCATATAAACCTCTCGTTAACCGCTGATTCTTGTAATCTTCTAATGATAGAATAAAATATTTTGGCCCGTATGTGTCCGGCGATACATTCGCATACATTTTTTCATTTGGAGACAATGATAAAACAACGTCGCCATTACTATCAAATGGCGTTCGAAATCCTAATAACCAACCTAAAGTGGAATTTATACTTAATGTTCGAAAATTAGATAAAACAAAAGAGGTACAATTACTAAATGAGACTACATTTGACTGAATAAAAAAAATAACACTAATATTATCTAATAATGTATCTGTGTTTGTAAATGAAATGCGATTTTGTTGAATGTCATATTCGGCCAATAATCCAGCGCTAGCTATATTTTCATTTGCGACAGTATTAATTTTTTCAACAATAGTTGCCGGCGTATAATTACCGTCAGGTATATTAAGTATAACCCCATTATAAATAAAAAAAGTATTACCTAATTGCAACGAAAAAGCATACCAAGATGTAGGTATTTGATACGAATATAGCGATATAGAAGTAACATTTGGAATTGGATTTGTAAGACTAAATGTAAATTGTGTATTAAAAGAGTTAGATAATGGATTATTTACATAAGGTAAAATATTAGTACGATATTGACTGTCTATACTAACAATATATGTGGAAAAAACAGGGACACTTGCTTTAGCTGTTTCTTGTTTTTTTTCAGCAATAACCCTTGACTCATCCTTGAAAAAATTAACAGGATTTTTTTTTAAACTATCATCTACAGTAGTAGTATTCCATAGTTTATCTATATATTCGGTGTTTTCATTTTCTATATCTTCTTCTTCTATATTTTGCAAATAATCAAGAACCTTATCTCTTGCCGAAGTAATAAAAAGTGCCATATCGGGTCTTTTATCAACAGTCATCCGTGCAATTATTGTATTTGCAATATCAGTTACATTATTTATAGTTGGAGTTATAATATTAAAAATAGACAGAATATCGTTTATTGTATAGTTTTCAATATCTAGATTTTCAGTATCATCCATCTATGTATTATTATTATTAATTGATACTATTTTTAAATAAATATTATCAACGATTTTGGTGCTTTTTTCTCAGTGTCTTTTCTTCAGTAGTCAAGTTTTTGAAAAAAATTGATTAAATAAGAAAAAAACCAAGAGTACCAACCAAGAAGACCACTCCAAACAACTAAAATGAGCAAAGACAAGGTGGAACATGATGATTGTAATGTGTGCTACGAAACATATAACAAAAGCAACCATTTACTTGTGGAGTGTGAACAGGTCGACTGTAAATATAAGGCATGCATTGAATGCGTTAGAACTTATTTACTCTCATCCGCAAACGAACCTCATTGCATGAAGTGTAATGTAAACTGGACCGCCAAATTCTTGCTGATTTTGAAAAAAAACTGGCTACACGATGTCTATCGCCGCCATCGTGAAAAACTATTGTGTGATATAGAACTTAGTAAGGTCGCCGAATCAATGCATGACGCTGAACGGTATATGGCGGGAAAAAAACAGGATAAGGTTACACATGAACTTCAGACAAAATGGAACTTAGCTAAAGTAGAATTAGACAAAATAAATAAGGAGATGCAAGAATCTCATCGTATTAGTATTGCGTTGAAATCAGGAAAAGCTGAAAAAGAGGAGGAAAAAAAAGTATTCTTTATGCCTTGTCCCGCAATTAATTGTAAGGGAATGCTATCGACACAGTACAAATGCGGGATTTGCGAATTGTTCACTTGCCACGATTGTCACGATGTGATTGGTGAAAAAAAAACAAATGAACATACATGTGACCCTAATAATATAGCCAGTGCAACTGCTATTAAAAAAGAAACAAAGCAATGTCCGGGTTGTCACAACCGTATCTATCGTGTTGAAGGGTGTTCGCAAATGTGGTGTACTGGATGTCATACGGCATTTGACTGGAATACTGGGCGAAAAGTTGTAACTAACCAACTCCACAACCCTCATTGGATAGAATATCAGCGTGCTTTAAATAACGGGACTGCTCCTAGAGCGCCTGGTGATGTCCCCTGCGGAGGTCTATGCACTAGGCACAATGTGCATACCCTTATCAGGAATAAAATAAATTATAACAGAACCTCTCCTAAGACATTGGACGACCATAACAAAGAACAATTAGCTATAATGTTACGAGGAATTCATAGCATAGTTGAAGATATCATATACAATAGGGTTCGGGAATTGCGCACAAATGTTCAATCATTGCGTGATTTTAAAAATAAGCGAATACAATATATTGTTGGCGAAATTACGAAAGAGGAGTTATCCGAACACATTTTCCGCAGTGATAAAACCCGTCAAAAACAGAGTGAATTGTTGAATGTATATGAGCTGTTGGGTGCAGTTGGTATCGATTTCTTCAATAAAATATTAACGGATACTGCAACCGACGAATTGTTTATTGCAAACACACACGAGCAGGTTTCCCTGTATAATAATTTGCGCGTCTACTGTAATGGGTTATTTGCTGTGATTAGCAATACATATAATACGACAGCACCGCAAATTATTATTAATCATGGCAATCAATGGGTGATTCGCTCTGAAAAATTTAATGGGAAAACTTTGAAAAAAAAAATGATTGAAAATGAAATTGTCGCAGAATAATAGATTAATCGTCCAATTTTGATTGCTTAAAATGTCTTGCCAATATTTCTTTAAAATATTTCAAAAAATCAACATGATTATTCTGCATAATCCAATCAGGTATCGCGGTAATGCCTTGTGATCGTTTTAAATGACAAGCACCCTTGAATAATAGCGCGTTCATTATAGCTATTATTTTTTTTTCCATCGGCAATAACTCGATTTCATCCAATACTAAACGATACTGGCTTTTGTATATGTATCGATTATAATTGCGGTCATCATAAATTTGATGAGTTTTATCCGTATGGATTGCGCGGGATTTAACTAAACCAATTGCTTTTACTTTATTTTCATCATTATGCATTTCTAATACAATCATAGTGCCATTTATTGTATCTTTTACACGGACAGGCGTTCCATAAATAGATCCTGTCCAGTTATTATTATCAATCCAGCGCTGCCGTTCGTTCCATGTTTGCGTATTGAAACGTGTTGTCGTTAATATAAGCATTCATTGTGTTTTAGTGAGAGAAATATAATATATAATCAATTTTTTATATTATATGGCTGATGCTTATTCGTCATATATGCTTATTCTTCTTGGGTCGAGGCAGGAACCCGATTATCCGCCGGCGACGCTTTCACCGTTAATATTAAAAACAGAATTTGAGGTATGATTGCCATCGTCCATGAAATTGCTTTTAATCCGGAATTACACAATTTATTCAGTAGAAACCCCCATCCAATAAATAATGCCGCCTTAAGAGCAATCCATATAAAATCTTCATTATCTATAACATAATATATTAAAGTAACCAAGGCAATCATTAAATAGACCTTGGCTGGTTTACAGAAATCCATAAATATAAAACGACCAAAAGCACTATTTGATGAGTTTATAGCCATAATATCTTATATAAAATTAATAATATATTATATTTTTAGAATTTACAATTACAATTACAATTACAATTACAATTACAATTATAAAAATCGTTTATACTTTTTTTTATGTAATCCCGAAATATGTTTTTGGTCTTCTTTATCTAGTCCAAAATAGTCGGCAACAGTTTCATCGGTAATCTCGAGCGGAAAATCGTCTAATTTAGTTATATCAGGAATAAACTCAAA